GTATGTGCCTCTGCTTCATCCCAAACGTCTAGGATAATTTCAGCCATGTCGTCAATATCCCTTAGCTTTGGCAATAGACTTGGTGCCCACTTTTCAAGCAATGCTACTCTTTTTTGAAATCCGCTCATTTAACTTCCCCAGGATAATCAGCCATCCAGTAAAAGATAGCATCTATTTGTGTAGTTGTATTAGATAGTAGATCTACTATGTGTCCACCATCTGCCCCGAAATCTTTGGTAAGGGTCTTGCGTAGGTGGTTAGTTAGATAGTCTAGATAGTCTTCAATGTCAAATTGTGTTTTCATTTGTCTGTTCCTTCGTGTGCCCCAAAAGTTTTGTGAAAAGTATAGGGGAATCTCTTTTCTTCAAATTCATTACGAACCTGCTCCCTGTACTCGTCAAGTGCTCCAGCGATACCAAAAGCCATATCCTTTGAGATTGGAATCTCTTCACCATTTACGACTAAGATATATTCTAATTGTAGTGGAGGAAAGCCAAGGTTGTCTGTATATGGTGGATATCTAAGTTCATATGCTGAAACATTAACTGTCTTAATAGAAATATTATTCTTCATCTTCATCCCCTTCATCATCCCAGCTATCTTCTTCATACCAGTCATCTTTGCACAGGCCATCGTGAATAAATACCAATGGCTTGTCATTACGACTACCAAGACCAATATCGTAAACATGGCTATGGTGTGTTCCGCCCCATTCGCTATCACCATTAGATACAACAACGTGAGCGTCTTGTGGCAGATCACTTAGTTTGGCAATTAATTCTGCCACGGTAATAGGTTTATAACTATAAAACATTAAAACATCTCCATTTCGTCAAAGTCTTCTTTACGTGCTACGTATGTAGTTTTAAAGTCTAAGGACTTGCTCCATACTATGATTTCTGGTACTAAGGGATGCATTTGATACCCCTGACCCTCAAGCTCCTTGATTATCTTATCATTGTGCTCTATTAGAAATAGTGGCTCTTCACTATCCCACTCCATCTCATATTCAGTATTAGCTGTACATACGAGAGTGGTAGGTTTATTACGCTGTAGTAGTTGCATTACTTCCATCCAATAGGTTCTTGATTAATCTTGTGATTCTTTACTAATGGGACAACATCATTAATGTTGATAGGCTCTTCTCGTAGCCAGTCAACTGACTCAATCTTGTATGACAATAGGTCTACAATTTCATTCTGTCTTTCAATCTTCCCAGCTTCATAACCATGGTTCCAGCCCATATCGTAACCTGACTGAACAAGGCGTAATCGCCAGCTAAATATCTTAGGTAGTTTCATTGTGATACACTTCCTGGGGCAATTACTTTATACCCTATCTTTTGTTTACGCATGGATCTATAGCAGTTTCCATGAACAGTTAACTGTTGGGTCTTGTTGCCTTTTCTTTTAGAATAGGTTACACTAGGAGTATCCCCTAGCTCTTTATTACAATACCAACAGATCATATAACAAGTATACAGAGGTCAGAACCATTTGTCAAGCATTAGTCTTAATGATATAATTGGGTATGAAGTTTAACTATCCCATCTTTCCAGATAGAGAGTATACCCTTAAGTATGATGGTATAGAATATAAGGTTCTTGGATCTGAGATTCTGAAGATGTTTATGTACCGTGCAGAGTTAGACAAATTTGTCCAAGACCTTGACAATACTACTGAGGAATGATACACTATGAACATGGAAAAATTTACAGAACTGTTTCGTGACTACGTTGCGACTGTAACTAGCTGGGAGGCTGACATGGCAAAAATGGCTGGCATACATGCAGAGCAAAACTCTGTTCCTGAACAGGAAGAAGAGTCAATAGATGAATAGATATGAGAAGCGTAAGACTAAGCGTATGCTTGATAACGTAGCTATTAAGGCTAAAAAAGATATGGGCATCTGGCTAGATGCTTTAGCTTCTAACCCAACAGTTGAAGAAATGAAGGCTTGGAAAGCTGGATACATTGCTGGTATTAATAGGGTTAATGCTTCATCTATAAATGAGTAATCTGTTTGGTTGGTGTACTACTGGACACCATGAGCAATGTATTAAAACAATTAAAGATCCAGTAGTTTTATGTTCTTGTAGCTGTCACGCTACTCATTAGAAAATGACACATTAGTCTGAGGATACGTTTCCTGACAGACATTGCAGTAGTGAGTATATGGCTTACGATTGGTGCCACCAAGAACGATTTCGTCATTCCTGGCTTTCTCAATCTTAGCTGAAGTTGGTAGACCATACCAGATCTCTACCATGGCAGTATTACAAATAGGACAATTCATACCTTCTAGTATAGCATATCCATGATATACTTACTCTATGGCAATTATTGTAGATATTGATGATACCCTGCTTCGCAACGGTACACAACCAATTAAGCGTACTATTGATTACGTTAACTCCCTTCCTGGAGATAAAATAATTGTCACTGGTAGACCACAATCTCAAAGACCAGAAACCATTAGAGCACTAAGAGCAGCTGGAGTAAAGTATTCTAGACTTATTATGAATCCATATTCTTCTGCCAATGCTGCTAAGTTTAAAGCACAAGTTGCTCAACGCCTAAAGGGGTCTGTGTCATTAGCAATTGATAATAACGCTACTATGCGTCGTGCGTATTCTGAGCATGGGATCAAGACTATGGATCCTGCTACAATTGGTAAAAACTGGGATGTCTGGAACATCTTTTAACAATTAGAAGGAAATCTAAATTATGACAGCTCCGATTCACGAAAAATTTACAATTGGCACAGGGTCCCTAAAGATAACTCCAGGCCTTGATGCTGGCTATGACATTACAATTCAGCATGTTGGTACCACTGGATATGTTTATATTGGTGGAGTTGGTGTTACCAGTTCTAACTATGGCTACCGTCTTTCTGCTGGACAAGCTTTTTCTGTAGAGCTTTCTGGTAATAATGACCTATACATTGTTGGATCTGAAGCAATCAATGTTGCTGTATTAAGACTAAACCTTGAGGCTGGTAAATAATGGCTAGGTTTACTAATCCTGGGCCACAGGGTCCAAAAGGAGATACAGGATCAAGCGGAACTTCTGGACTAGAAACTTGGACAAGATATTCTCCAACATTTTCTGCTACTGGTTTGACATTCACTGGAGCAAATGGAACATATCCAACTTATAATTCTTATTATCTTAAATCTGGTAGATTAGTTAGTTTTGTTATTGAGGTTGACCTTACTACCGTAACTAATTTTGGTACTGGTCAATATAAGCTAGACCTCCCTTTTACTCCTGCTGTTGGATATAACCATTTTTCTGGCTGGTGTTGGCCTGATCCTAGTATTAGTCCTGATAATGGAACTGGGCACACAATCCTTAACTGTGATACCGCAGGGATTACTACTACTTTAGATTTGCACTATCTAAAGCAATCTGGCGGAGCTAACTCTCCAATTAGAGAAGGCTTATTTGTACAAGGTACTCCTGAAACCTTAACAACAATCAGCAAAATTTATGTGAATGGAACATATATAGCAAATGCCTAAAGACATTTTGCTTGCCTACAAATGTCCATGTGGTAAATATCACGACATATACTGGAGTGTTTATAAACAACTTAATATAATTAAGTATGATAAACCCAACTTAAATTGCTATTGCGATATCATTGCAACTCTGATACAATAATACAGATATCTCCTAAGTGTTACGGTAGCACATCAGTCTCCAAAACTGAGGGCCAAGGTTCGACTCCTTGAGGGGGTGCCAGGGCATGGCTGCTGGGACAGACACGGGACTGTAAATCCTGTACCATAGGTTAGAAGGGTTCGATTCCCTGACATGCCACCAAGTATTACTTGACAAACAGGTTATAATGGTATAAAATATTCATATGAAAAACATTAAGGAAGCGATAAATGCTTAAACCACTAGAAGATAAAGTAATTGTAAAAGTAGAAAAAGAAGCTGAAAAGACTTCTGCCTCTGGATTAGTTCTTGCAGGTATGCAGGAAGAAAAGCCAAACGAAGCAATAGTTGTTGCTGTTGGTCCAGGAATCAGGCTCAATGATGGCGACCTAGTTGTCCCAGATCTAAAGGTTGGAGACAAGGTTGTCTTCTCTAAGTATCAAGGTACAGAGATTACTCACGATGGAGAAGACTATATTATTCTTGCATACCGTGACATCTTTGCAGTTCTTGGCTAATGACAAAACATCGCAAACAAATTAAACTATTAAAATACCCATTATCAGTATACAAACATTGGTTTTTGAATAACTGGTATTTCTTTACCAAACCAAAATTAACTAGAAAGATAAGTAATGCACGAGAATATTTTAGACGTAGTTTTTGGCATTGATCATATTATTGCAGAATTCTTTTGGAATGCTGTATTCGCTGTAGTAATCTTTGTTGTTTCAAAAGCTAAGGCAAAGCGTAGTCTACATAAATATATTGATAACAAGCATGGCATTAAGCATGATAATGGTGAGTACTAATGATTAGTATCCATGCACTTCTTAAAGAAGAAAAAATTCGTAAAGATGAGCGAACAAAAATTCTTAATGCTTTACAAAAACAATTAGACCATAACACAACTAGGACTATGACCTTTACAGAAGAAGGCCTTGCCCTTGCAATTAAGATAGTTGAGGAATTAAAATGAATAAGATTGAGGTATTAGATGAGGGATATGTACGACTTGTGGACACTCTTGGCGACGATCTATCTGTTGTCAATGCTGCTAGGGTTAGTTATGATAAAGAATCTAATGAATTCGCTGAAAGAGATTCAAAGCTCGTTAGGTTCCTTGCTAGAGAAGGACACACAAGTCCATTCAGACACGCAGCTCTAACTTTTGAGGTCTATGCACCTCTATTTGTTGCACGTCAGTGGTGGAAGTATGCGGTTGCATCGTCGCACGTTGATGATCAGAATGGTTGGAATGAGTCTTCACGTCGTTATATTACAGAAGATGAACAATTCTATGTTCCTCTGCATGACGAGTGGAGAAGTGCTCCTGAGAATTCTAAGCAGGGTAGTGGTGATCCAGTAAGTGACTCACTTGGTATGGTTTATACTAATAAGTTAATTAAGATTATTGCTGAAAGCACACAGGCATACCATGATGCAATGGATGATGGAATTGCTCCAGAACTTGCACGTCTATTCTTGCCAGCATATGGAATGTATGTTCGTTGGCGTTGGACAGCTTCTTTACAATCTGTTATGACATTCCTTGAACAGCGTTTACCGCATGATGCACAGGTAGAGATTCAGGAATATGCAAAGGCAGTTGAAGAGTTGACAAACACAGTCTTTCCACGTACAATGGAAGCTATAAAGGAGATTTAATGATTATTGGTCTTAGTGGCTATGCTCAAGTTGGTAAGGATACTGTAGCTAATTATTTAGTTAATAACTATGGTTTTGTAAAGGTATCTTTTGCTGATCCAATTCGTGAAGCTTTATACCGCCTCAACCCAAAAGTTGATATTGCAGATATGCGTGGGGTATCCCTTGCTTCTGCCGTAGATGGACTTGGCTGGGAAGATGTTAAGGTAGATAGCGAAGATACAAGAAAGCTTCTACAGCGTATGGGCACAGAAGTTGGTAGAGATATGTTTGGAGAAGACTTCTGGGTTAACCAGGGATTACTAAAAGCTAGCCAACACGAGAATGTAGTCTTTGCTGATACACGCTATAGAAATGAAGCTAATGCTATTAAGAAGCATGGTGGAAAAGTATGGCGTATCTCAAAACAAAACCATGGACCAGTTAATAACCATCCATCTGAAGTGGCATTAGATGAGTATAAGTTTGACCATAGTATTTCTAACGATCTGCGTGTTGATGACTTGTATAGAGGAATTAAGGCTTTAATAGAAGCTTAATTCGTTTGGTGCGATATCATAACAGGTCAATGAACCACTCTTATAAGGTGGCCTATGAGGGTTCAAATCCCTCTCGCACTACGCTCCCATATCCCAATCGGCAGAGGAAGTTGACTTAAAATCAATTCAGTGTGAGTTCAAGTCTCACTGGGAGTACCATGCCCCTAGTAACGGATTTACGTAGGAGGTTTCTACCCTTCTAACCGCAGTTCGACTCTGCGTAGGGGTTCGATTCATATTTTGATGGGTCTGGAAACAAATCTTTTAAAACATTTTCATATACAACATCAAAGGACTCATCCTCAGTAGAGATATATGTAATATCTTTATCTTTAAAGTCATAAGATCTACTAATTAAGCTTAGTGTAGATGTATAAACTTTTACATCATTAAATTGCTTCCCACCAATACCGTATAGATTTCCGTAGACTGTTCTTGATAGTCCAGGGTACTTCTGAATAGCTAACAGTAAGTCTCTATTCATTTTCATAGGAACATGTAGATCATAATTAATTGGATTATCTATTCCATATCTAACCAAAAACTTATATGCATTATTCATCAATGTTGTGTATTGTGATACTGGTGTTAAT